ATCACAATGTGCTGAGTTTCGATGAAGTGCTCATTGCAATGGTAAGAGGTGGTGGTGACGTTGAAGTGCTTCAGAGCTGCGCGAAACTCTTCGGTGTGGAACAGGCAGCTGTCGGTCATGGACTGGAGCAGGTTTTTAACAATCAGACGATCAGTAACGTTCATGGGTGTTGCCTCGTTTTTATTGCCCTTTCGGGAGTATTTCTTTGTTCTAATATATTAGCTCTAAAGTTTAGAACAAACAATATTTGGTTGTGCTATAACGAGGAAATATTTGCGTTATGCAAATGCCGGTAATACGATGGCGGGCGACCGGAACTTTCCGTACTCCCGTGACGGGCCGCGGCGATGCGTTATTCCTGGCGCCCGCCGCGCTATTTCTGCATCGGCACCGGGGTGCGCTGGCTTGCCACTTTTTTCGCAACAGCTAACGACCTCCACACTCGTTCCGCTAAGCGAGCCAGCTCACCGCCAGTGCTTATGCACTCTGAAGGCGCGCAGTGTGTTTCCCCCCGGATTGGCATACTGCGCGCTCTATTCGGTAAGAAACGCAATGACTTGCGCATACCCTTCATGGTCCTGTTTCATCCCCATCCACAGCCCCTCAGGTACATTTAACCTCCTGCGAACGGTGCGTAGCTCGTCGCAGAATTGTGCTTCCCACGTACAGTCTGTATAGGCTGCGAGTTCGGGCGCCGCCTCCAGCTGCCGGATGTTCGTTAGTCGATACGCTCCGAGCGGAAGACTGCGCCGTTCCCAACCAATAATCATGCTGGCTAGTCGGGCGAGTGTTTGCATTTCAAAACCCCTGTTTCTAAAATCGCATCACGTGCGATCGGCGGCTTTTCGACTCGGCGGATCGCGGAGTCAACCGTCTTTTTGCGAATGCGAACATGGCTACACAGAAAACAACCAAGAATGGACCCAGCAGGGGAAAGGCAGCAAAGCCCCGCAAACGGGTAAGCAGAGACAAGGCTGATACTGGTCTGACTGCTGAAATGCAGGCGTTTGTTGATGAACTGCTATGCATGAAACGCATGAATGCTACTGAGGCATACATGCGCGTCTACCGCGTTTCAAAGCCCGATGTTGCGGCCGCAGCGGCGTCCAGATTGTTAAGACTTGTTAAGGTCAAAAACGCTCTCAGGGCCGGAATGGACGCCCGGGCGAAGCGCGTCGAGTACACGCAGGACCAGATGTTCAACGAGCTGCTGATGATGATGCAGGCAGACGTGAACAAGCTCATCGAGCACCGTCGCATCAACTGCCGGCACTGCTGGGGAAAGGACCACCTCTATCAGTGGACGGACGCGGAAGAGTACGAGCGTGTCTGCCGGCAGGTCGAAGAGGACACTGCCGACGACGAGGTTCCGGACTATCCCTCTGACGCGGGCGGCTACGGCTTCGACCCGAATGAGGTCCCGCATCCGAAATGTCCGAAGTGCCGGGGGATCGGCATGGGCGATGTGGTCATGCACGACACCCGGTTCCTCACCGGTGGCGAACGGATGCTCTACGGCGGCGTGGAGGTGAAGGAATCCGGCCTCAAGATGATTGTTCATGACCAGCTGGCCATCAGGAAGCTGATCATGCAGCACCTCGGGATGCTCGACACCAAACTCATCGGCAAGGACGGCAAGGAGAACCCGCTGCTCACCATCCTGATGCAGATCCAGGGCAACACGCTAGGCCCGGATGGCGAAGAAGAGGGCGGCTAATGACGAGCGATGAGCGAAACCTTCCTCAGGCCAGAGGCAACGCCGGGCCACAGCTCCCGGAGCGAGAGATGCTGCGTGGCGAGGTCAACGACCCGCGCGCACCCGTCCTTCTCCCATCCCTGATAACACCGCAGACTGACGCCCAGCTCTTCAGCTGCGCGCTCCTGTGTCCAGCTCAGCGACCGGCGCCAGATCTTCAACTCGAAACCGCCCATACTCATACCCCGCAGATTTTTCGTAATAGTCCCGGGGAAATTCTAACCGAATACGAAAGAACTGCGCTATTCGCGGTCTTTATCCGGGGTATTTATGGCTGCTAACCGCGCATACGAGATTGCGCTGGCCAACCCCGCGCCCAACATCAGGATGCCGTCGAACCTCGACCCCGATGCGCCCGCCAGCGTCAGCGTGCCGGTGCCGCACGACTTCGTGCCGACGACAGCCGCCGATTTCAAAGTCTGCCTGTCCGATCCCATGTGGCGACTGTGCTCAGGCGTCCTCTACAAAATCATGGTGAAGGAGGACCCGGAGGACGAAGGCTCAGACAGTCTGGTGCTCCCGTTCAAGCCGAACCGCGCCCAGCGCCGGCTGCTCAGGAACATGCATCACCGCAACATCATCCTGAAAGCCCGTCAGCTGGGCTTCACGACGCTGATTTGCATCTACTTCCTCGACTGCGCCCTGTTCCGCAAGAACGTCCGCTGCGGCATCATCGCCCACGAAGAGGACGCTGCGAAGGCGATCTTCCGCGACAAGGTGAAATTCGCCTACGAAAATCTGCCCGGCGCGCTGCGCGGTATCATGCCGCTGAAGCGTGATGCTGCCGAAGAGCTGCTGTTCGCTCACAACAACAGCTCCATCCGTGTGGCAACGTCAATGCGTTCGGGGATGTTGCACTACCTCCATATCTCTGAGTTCGGGAAGATCTGCGCAACGCGTCCCGACCGCGCTGAAGAGGTCGTGAAGGGCTCCATTCCGACCGTGCCGACCAAAGGAATGCTGTTCATCGAGTCCACTGCAGAAGGGCGCTCAGGCCACTTCTACAACATGACCAACCGCTCCCGAAAGCTGGCGGATATGGGCCGCAAGCTCGGCTACAAAGAGTACAAGTTCCACTTCTTCCCGTGGTGGCAGGAGCCGACTTACCGTCTCGACCCCGATCTCGTCATCATGAGCGCCAACGACGACGAGTATTTCGAGACCGTGGAAGGCATCATGGGGTGCCACCTCGATCCGATGCAGCGCGCCTGGTACGTCTCAACCCGCGATAACGACTTCTCAGGCGATGACGAGGCAATGTGGCAGGAATACCCGTCCTTCCCGGATGAGGCGTTCCAGAAGTCGAACAAGGCCTGCTACTACGCCGTCCAGATGGCGAAGGCGCGCAAAGAGAGGCGCATCGGCAAGGTACCGTTCGAGCCCGGATACCCGGTCAACACCTTCTGGGATATCGGCAACCGCGACGGTACCGCGATCTGGTTCCACCAGCAGGTCGGCCCGTGGCACCGCTTCATCAACTTCGTGGAAGGCTGGGGCGAGCCCTACGGCCATTTCGTCAGCAAGATGGACGCCTTCCAGCGCCAGACCGGCTGTGTCTGGGGCCGTCACTATCTCCCGCATGATGGTGCCCATGAGCGGCAGGGCGAGGAGATCAACACCAGCCCCCGCACGATGCTGGAAAACCTCGGGCTGCGCAAAATTGAGATTGTCCCGCGCGTCGATGAGATCCAGCACGGCATTCAGGCTACCCGTAACTTCCTTGCCTCCTGCCTCTTCGATGAGACCGGGTGCAAAGAGGGCATCACGCACATCGAGAGCTATAAGCGCACGTGGAATACACGGCTCGGGTGCTACACTAACGAACCAGTGCATGACGAGCATTCGGAAGGCGCAGACAGTCTCCGGCAAGCGGCACAGACCTTCGTCAACAAACCAGGCTCAACTGACGGGAAGCGCCCGAAACGGCGCAACCGATCGGGTATGGCCGCTTAACCACAGGAGCACACAGCTATGTATATCAACGAACACAAGGTCCGCGAAGAGCAAAAGGGAAAGAACGGCGCCGCTTTTGTCATGATGGTCGATGAGGACGGCAACCCATCAGGGGCCGGATATCCGCAGGCATCCGTCATCACGGGTATCGTCCTGCAGAACGTGGGCGACACCTTCGTCTTCCAGAGCGGTGACGCATCGCACGGGCTTATTCATGCCATCGCGTTCGGTACCGGCACCGTCGTGCTGGAAGCCAGCGTTAGCGGGAATATTTGGTTGCCAATTGTCATGATCCCGGTCGGCAACAACGGTGGCAGCGCTGACAACACATCTTTTTCCGGTCTGGGCATGTGCTATTTCGATGCCGCAGCTCCAATGCTCCGCCTGCGTGTCACTGCGCGAACGGCTGGTAACTTCCAGTTTGAAATCGGTCTGAGCATGGGTGTGCCGGCGTCTCGCTCTACGGCGGTCGTCAACACCATCACAGTCTCAGGTTCGAGCACATTGTCTGGAGTGATGCTTGGGATGAGTCCGGGTAACTCAAACAGCGCGCTAAGCAGCGTTTTCCGCCTGCCAGCCAGTGCGGCCACGACGAACCCCACCAGCGTGAAGACGTCAGCAGCTAAACTGGCGCTCGTAATGGGATTCAACGCCGCGACGTCTGTGCGATACCTGAAAATCTTTAACAAAAACGCGGCCCCGACAATAGGGGTGGATACACCGATGCTCAATCTGCCTATGCCACCAAGCCAATTGTTCAGGTTCGATATGTCCGATATCGGCGTTCATCTTGCATCAGGGCTCGCCTTTGCGATCACCGCCGGGAGTGCGGACAAAGATACGCAGGTGGTGGCCGCGAACGATATTCTCGGCCTGAATATCATCTACGCCTAACCTTTTGGCATGTTCGCAGTGTTTGCAAAACAGTATCATGCGGTGCATAACCGAAACGGTGGGCGATTCAGATGACGAAATATGACCTTGACCTGACACAGAGCGCGTTTGTGAAGACGCGCGGCGACCTGACACTCTACGGCTGCTGGCACGGTAAGCACCTGCGGCCGTGTCTGGTCGTTCTCCCGGCATTTCGCGCCCACGGCGTTCCGCTCGTCATCGAGCTGGACACGGCGTGGGAGTGGAATCCAGACGACCCAGACGTTGACCCGCGCCGGAATGCGCAGCTGGTCGGCCAGTTCCTGATGGCCAACGGCATGGACTTCACCAACCCCTTCACCGGCATGAAGGTCGTCTCGCTGGTCCATGACCACCTTGGCGACCTGCTGATGATGCCGCCGAAGCCGGCGCAGCTCATCGTCGTTGCGGATGCACTCCAGACCGACAGCGACACCGGGAAAACCATTCACCGGGAGATCGTCCAGCGTGTTTGACAACGACTTCAAAGATACGGGGATTTCCGCAGGCGTCTGGGATACCAGCGACCCGTGGTCACGTCTCCCGCAAACTGAGCCGGGCACAATGACGCCGGCTAACCCGCTCGACGGCCCGAACGCGCAGCAGCTGCACCGCCGCCTTATCGCGATGTACGAGGATGAGCTGGAGCGGCAGGCCGAGAACCGCACCGATATGGCGGTAGATGCCGACTTCTACGACTCCATCCAGTGGCGGCAGGAGGACGTCGATACGCTGAAGGACCGGGGGCAGGTGCCGCTGGTCTACAACGTGATCGCCGCGTCGGTGAACTGGGTGCTGGGTACCGAGAAGCGCGGGCGAACGGACTACCGCGTCCTGCCGCGCCGCAAGGATGCCGCCAAGCCCGCCCAGCGCAAGACCGAGCTGCTGAAATACCTCAGCGACGTGAACCAGACCCCATTCAACCGCTCCCGCGCCTTCGAGGACGCCGTGAAGGTCGGTATCGGCTGGATGGAAGCCTGTGTGCAGGACGAGGACGGCGGCGAGCCCGTGCAGGATCGCTACGTGAGCTGGCGCGAGATGCTCTGGGACAGCGCCGGCAGCGAGAAGAACCTCAAAGACTGCCGCTATGTCATCCGCAGCAAATGGCTCGACCTCGATGTGGCGGAGGCCTACTTCCCCGATCGCGCCGACGTGCTGCGCCAGTCCGCCGCCGGCAACAACAACTATGGCCTCGACCGTCTGGGCGATGAGGCGATGGACAGCCGGGAAAACGACCTGATCGGGTATTCCAGCATCCGCAGTGCCGTCGATGGCATCCGGCGTGAGCGCGTGCGTGTCATCGAGATCTGGTTCAGGAAGCCAGTCACAGCCTTGCGGATGATTGGAGGCGAGTTCTCCGGGGAGGTCTACGACCAGAAAGACCCGGCGCCGGGGCATCTGGACAGCATCGAGCGAGGCGACGGTGTGCCGGAGCAGCGCACGATGATGCGTATGCACGTCGCGCTGATGGTCGATGCCGGCCTGCTCTACGTTGACCAGTCACCGTACCGTCACAACGATTTCCCGTTCACGCCGATCTGGTGCTACCGCCGCGACCGGGACAACCTGCCTTACGGCATCATCCGCCCGGTACGCGACGTTCAGGAGGACATCAACAAGCGCGCGTCGAAGGCTCTCTACATCCTCTCGACCAACAAAGTGCTCATGGAAGAGGGCGCCGTGGACGATCTGGAGGAGCTGGCGGAGGAGAACGCGCGGCCGGACGGCATCATCCGCTACAAGAAGGGATACAAGCTGCAGCTGGGCGTAGACCGCGAGCTGGCGCCAGCGCACCTCGATATCATGAGCCGGTCGATCGCCATGATTCAGACGCTGACCGGCGTCACCGACGAAAGCATGGGGCGCACCACCAACGCCACCAGCGGTGTGGCCATCGGCAGGCGTCAGGAACAGGGCGCCATGACGACAGCGGGGATCTTCGACAACCTGCGCCTTGCCGTCCAGCTGCATGGCCAGAAGACGCTCTCGCTGGTGGAGCAGTATTTCACCGAAGAGAAGTCCTTCCGCATCACGAACAGCCGCGGCGTCCCGGACTACATCACCATCAACGACAGTCTGCCCGAGAACGATATCGTCAGGACGAAGGCGGATTTCGTCATTTCCGATCAGGACTGGCGCATCAGTATCCGCCAGGCGCAGACCGAAGAGCTTTTCGCGCTTCTCCAGCAGATTGCGCCGGTCGCACCTCAGGTGCCGCTCGTCATGCTCGACCTCATCGTGGAAGGCATGGACATGCCGCAGCGCGATGAGATGGTCGCACGTATCCGCCAGATCACCGGACAGCGCGACCCGGACCAGACCGAGATGACGCCGGAGGAACAGGCGGCGCAGGCTCAGAAGGATCAGGCAGCACAGCAGCAGCAGGAACTGCAGATGCGTGCGGCACTGGCCGATATCGCTGTCAAAGAGGCGAAGGCAGGCCGGGATCAGGCCGCTATCCAGAAAGACCAGGCGCTTATCAGGCAGATTATGGGGGCGCTGGCTGGCCAGAACATCCAGACCCAGCAGAATGCGCTTCAGGCCGCGCTTATGGCCATCGGCACGCCGGGCGCCGTTCGTGTGGCCGATGCCATGCTCCACGAGTCGGGCTTCGTGTCCCGCAGCGAGGAGGAGGACGTCGCAGCACAGGCCGAGCAGGTGCAGGCCGCGCAGCAGCTCCAGCAGCAACAGCTTCAACAGCAGCAACAGGAACAGCAGTCCGCCGACCAGCAGCAGCAGGACGCGCAGGACCAGCAACAATTTCAACAGCAGGCCGAATCCTTCGGTCTGGGCGTACCCAAGTGAGGACAACTTATGAGCATCCGTGACGACTACACCGACGAAGAGTGGGGAAAACTGACACCAGAGGAGCAGAAGGGCCTGCTTCTCATGGACGCCGATGAGGCGGGCGAAGAGGGCGACGAGGCCGATATCGAGGCGACCGGCGAGGAGGAGGATGACGATACCCAGTCTGATCTCGACCGCCTAGCAGCGAATGACCGCAAAGCCGCTGCTCTGGCCGCAGAACAACAGGGCGAAGCCGGTGAAGGCGAGGGAGAAGGTGAAGGCGAAGGCGAGGGAGACGGCGAAGGCGATGGCGAGGGCGAGGGCGCTGGCGAGGGTGAGGGTGAAGGTCAGGCCGATGGCGCAGAGGTGGACAGTAAGTCAGCGCTGCCCTCAGGCTGGAATGCGCAGCTCCCGGAGGACTATGCCGATCGCGTGAAAGCCAACGAAGAGGCGCAGGACGCCAACGTGAAGGCCTATAACGACGGCGATATCTCGTTCGAAGAGTTCAACAAGGAAAACCGCCGTCTCGACCGCGAGTCCCGCAAGCTGGAGAAGGAGAAGGACGATATCGAGCTTGACCGCAAGCTCGCACAGCAGAGCGTGAACAGTCAGTGGAACGGCGTCATGAGCGCCTTCATGCCATCACACCCGGAGCTGAACCAGTCTCAGGTGCGCATGGACGTCTTTGACAAGATCCTGATGCGCGTCACCGGTGAGACGATGCAGAAGGGCAAGATGCCTGGCATCGACGACGTGAATAAGGCCTATGCCGAGTGGTGCAAGGAGTTCAACTTCCAGCCTGCAGGTGACGACAAAGGCACCACGGCGCAGAAGAAAGCGACCACCCCGGCCAAGCCGAAGAAAAAGGCTCCGAAGGTGCCGCCGACGCTCGGTGGTCTCCCGGCCGCGCAGGGAAATGATACCGCTGCCGGCCGCTTCGCCCAGCTCGACAGATTGTCAGGTGACGCGTTCGAGGAAGCGCTCGCGAAACTCTCCGCCGCTGACCGTGACGCCTATCTGCAGGGTGCGGGCTAAGGAGCCAACGTGATCAAGCACGACCTGAAACTGGGCGAGGACCTGTGGATAGGGGAAACCCGCATCAGCCTTCGCCGAAAATCGGGACAGGTCGCGTCACTGGTTATCGACGCGCCGCCCAACGTGAAGATCCGGACGCCGAAATCGGAGCGCAAAGAGGAGGATAACGGAGCACCCCGGCCAGAATAAGCATGAGACCACTGTTTTCATTTCACAAACAGTGGTCTTATAATCGTATCGTTTGAAAAGTGCTGCGCATGACGTGCGGTAAACACAACTCCGCACGTTCGAGGAACAGCACATGGGTCAAACCACCATCAAATTTGGCGATCCGAAGGCGCAAAAACGCTGGTCCGGGCAGCTCTTTCTTGAAACCATCAAGAAGAGCTACTGGGACAAATTCGAGAGTCGTTCAGAAAACGCAATCATTCAGGTCAAAAACGATCTGACCTCTGACGCCGGCGACCGCGTGTCGTTCGACGTCTCCATCCAGCTGCGCGGTAAGCCGACCACCGGCGACAACCGCCTGAAGGGGAACGAAGAGGCGCTGAAATTCTTCACCGACGAAGTGATCATTGACCAGCTGCGTAAATCCGTTTCCGCAGGCGGCAAGATGACCCGCAAACGCACGTCTCACGACCTGCGTAAAGTCGCGAAGGACCGCCTGTCCGACTACTGGGCGCAGTACATCGATGAGATGAAGTTCATCTACATGTCCGGCGCTCGCGGCATCAACGAAGACTTCATTGAAGATGAAGACTACACCGGGCACGCGAAGAACCCGCTGCGCCAGCCGGATTCCAGCCACCTGATGTTCGGCGGTTCGGCCTCTTCCAAAGGCACGCTGACAGCCGGCGATACCATGACCCGCTCTCTGGTCGAGAAGTGCGTCGTGAAATCCCGCATGTTGCGCGCCCGCGACCGTAACAACACCAACATGGTGCCGGTCATGGTCGGCTCCGAGAAGCACTTCATCCTGCTCATGTCTCCGTATCAGGAGCACGACATGCGTCAGGAAGCCGGCGAACGCGGCTGGCTGGAAGTGCAGAAAGCCCGTGCAGCGGCCGAGGGCAAGAACAGCCCGATTTTCATCGGCGGTCTGGGCATGATCAACAACTGCGTCCTGCACTCGCATGAGAGCGTCATCCGCTTCCGCGACTACGGCGCTGGCCAGAACGTCGATGCAGCCCGTGCGCTGTTCCTCGGCCGTCAGGCTGGTGTCATCGCCTACGGTTCGCCGGGCGGCCTGCGCTTCACCTGGAAGGAAGAAACCGACGACTTCGGCAACGAGCCGGTGGTCGCGGCCGGCACCATTCTGGGCGTGAGCAAGGTCAAGTTCAACGAGCGCGACTTCGGCGTGATCTCCGTCGATACCGCAGCCACCGACCCGAACGCATAAGGAGCGGAAATGACTATCGTAAAATCCCCGTGGATCATCCGCACTCAGCAGACCAAGCGCCCGCAAACCACGGGCGCCGTGCATGTGACCAAGTTCACCTATGACTTCGGTCTGGTGCAGTCTCAGGCGCTGGCTGCTGGTGACATTCTGGAGCTGGCCATCCTGCCGGCTAACGCCGTACTGGCGGACGCCGTTCTTGTCACCGAAGGCGCTTTCGCGGCGCTGACGGCTGATATCGGCATCATGTCAGGCGAGGTGGGTGCTGACCTCAACGAAGACGGCTCGGCGCGCACCAGCGACAACTCCCTGTTCGCTGGCGCAGGACGTTATCCTTCTGCAGCGTGACGATGACACCGAGACCTCGATCGGGGTGAAGGTATCAGGCGCGGTGGCGAAGGCAGCGGGCAAGCGTATCCACCTCATCCTGTACTACTACCAGTAACACCAGAGACCAGAAGGGAGGCATTGCCCTCCCTTTTTTCTATGGCCCGACCCGAGGTTATTTCATGAAACTAGAATCCATCATCCGCCGCGAGAACGGCACCGTCGTGAAAATGGATGCGCCGACGAAGACCTACCATTTCAAGCCTGAACAGCCGGACGGCCCGCATTTCGCTGAGGTCGATATCGAGCACCATGCCCGCGCTATGCTGCGTATCAAAGAAGGCTATCGCCTGGCTGAAGGCGAAACCCTGCCGCCGGAAATCGTGGAAGAGCTGGAGCCCGTCAAACTTAATGGCTCTGTGGTCCACAACGCCTCTTACACGATCCACGGCGAGACCTTCACGCTTGAAGAGCTGGTGCAGGTTGCCTGTGATGACTCCGGGCTGACGCCTGAAGAGTGGAACGAGCTGCCGGACCAGTCGCGCTATGCCTACATCGATGCGTCCCTGAAAGAGCTGCAGGACGGCACTCAGGGCGATATCCTGGACGTCGGCGACTTCA